GTGGAAGAGATTAAGCGTGCTCCTAGAATATACAAACTAGATGGTGGTAAGTGGGACATTAAGAAGTTTTTGGAGGTCATAAAAGCATGAGTAAAGATAAATTCTTTTTCGAGGAAGACCCAGAAGCTACTGAAGACACGAAGGCCAGTTGGGAAGAACACGGAGACACGTTCTTCAATGTGTTGGCTGATACTGGGGTGGTTCAGACAGGTAAATTTGATATGTCTCCCATGACCGCGACCGTTGAGACGTTTATAAAGGTAGACAACAAGGTGGTGCAACTAGAATACGGGATTGTGGGGGACGACTACGTGATCCATGTCACTCCAATCCACGCGAAGAAGAATTTACTAAAAGAACCACTTTATAAGCAGGCTCTTTACCACTGCATTACCGAGCTCAATAAGTTGATACCCTACGATGTGCAGGTGGACATTTATAAACCCCAAGACGACTGGCAGATTAAAGCCACAAGTTTCCTCATCCGAGGTGGTGCCACTGCATGGAATCTGGATAGAGATAAAATAGCAGAGACAGTGATTCCTAACATAATGGTCAAGGTAACTGAAGTCTGCATGCGAGCTTGAGATGAAACTAAGAACACTAGGAACAGGCTCCAAATTCTGCAGGCACCCCCTAATACCAGCCTGCTTTGCTATAGAAGCACCTGACTGCTTCGCGCTCATTGGCGCGCCTGCGCAGGCGCCGGCTAGGCTAGAGGCACTGGGGAAATCCATTAAAGACTTAGACATGCTGATCTTGCTTGATACGGGCAGTAACCAGACCGCAGGCATCGAGGAGCTGTGCCAGATATTTGAAAAGCAAAGTACATTGCCATATTTAGTGGCACCTCAGCGGGTACTCTCTGCTGTAAACGAACATTTCGCTGACTACTACGGGATCAGGTTATCTGATTCCTTTAACCTGAGAGCGACACTTAAAATCACAATAAAAGATCAACACCATGACGAGGAACTTGTCTTGGTACCCCATCCATCTGATGAAATGAGCTACGGGCTTAGGCTTCCAAACTCAGGGGTGTTTATCTCAGGTAATTGCACACTCAATGAAGACTGGCTTTTCAAAGAAATGCAGTCTGAGATCATTTTACATCAGTGCTCTACGGGGTCAGGGGATGGACCTGGATTAGATGAGCTAGGATCTCTACCCATTTACCTTCAAAATAAGCTGTGGCTCTACGGATACCATAATAATTATCAGCAGGTGGTGGATCCATTGCCTATGCTATTTGTTCCACAAAACGCTGTTGTATTTGATTCAGAACGCAGAGATAAGTGGCTTTCAAAAGAACGCTACATCAGAGAGAACTCAAAGAGGATACTAAACAATGTTTGAAGCACTGCTTTTATTACTGTCTGTCACAGCAATGGCCTACCCTGATTTTGAAAGTGTGCGCTATATCAAAAACCATGACGGTGACACCATCACCGTTGATATAGCCGCTGTAGATCCCATACTAGGGCACGGCATCACAGTTAGGGTTAATGGGGTGGACACCCCAGAGATGACTAGCAAGTCTGCCTGTACTAAACGCCTTGCTGTTAAAGCAAGAGAAGTTGTAGCTGCGAAATTAAAGGCGGCTAAGCAAATAGCTTTGAGAAATCCTGGTAGGGATAAGTATTTTAGAATTCTGGCCGACGTGGAGATCGATGGGGAGAGATTATCCAAGACACTGCTAGACCTTAAACTTGCTAGACCTTATAGCGGCGGTACCAAGTCCCTAAAGCCATGGTGCAAAGACTAATTACTCTCTGATAAACCTGCGGACGAAGTGAGACTTCTTCTCCATTTTTTTAAGCTTGGAGTAGTACTTAGGGTCTTCCATAAGATGGTCCATGGCGATCTCAGTGGTTAAGTTTTTGTTGCTGGTGTGTTCAGACTCAGTCTTCTTACCCATGGCGAGCTGCTTTGCTTCAAACTCACTTGGCTGATGCCCAGAGCTTAACCCACCAGGGAGTTGCTCTTTAAAAGGCTTCGGCTTCTTTGTAGAGACTTCCCACGGCTTCTTACCCTGTAGGTGCGCCTCGATGTGTTTGCACTTGCCACCGCCAACATGGTTGCGTCTGTAGGTGAAATCAGGGCAGGAACATGTCCACTTGTTACCCACTCGCTTTAACTCGTAGCTCTGCTTACCATCGCTACCGCCATGTTTCTTTGGAGTAGCTCGCATTTTTAAAGCGGTTTTGGTGAAGGAGTGGGCGAAGCTCATGCGTTTTCCTTCTTCTGCTTGTACTTGTGGTACCCATAAGCAGCGGCACCGGCAGCGATCGCACCGCCAGCAGCCTTAGGCCAGTGTTTAGCAAACCCTGACTTTGGAGCAACGATCTTAGGTGCTGCGGCTTTACCAGCAGCCTTAGCCTCTGCAGTTACAGCGGCTCTGCGGCTGGCCTTGATATCATCAATGCCCTTCTGTGCTTTATCGCTGAGAGCCTTAGCCTCATTGTATAAATCTCGCGTTTTTTTAGGCAGCTTATTGAAGCGCTTCTCAGCTTTAAGATCGGGGTTTGCGTCCTTCTTAGCTTTAGCCTTAGCCAGTTGGTCGGCTAAAGAGTGTCCGGCCATAGGAGGCGAAATGTTAGAACCTTTTTTACGCTTGGCAGCTTCTTTAAGTAGCATAGCTACTTTAGCGTACTCAGGCGTAATATCTGGGCGCTGTTTAGGCACTGATCTTTGGACAGCTGGTTTAGGAAGTATAATAGGATTTGCCGGCTTCCCTGGCATGTTCTTAACCTTGTTGATGCCACGTAGCTTAGAGACCCTGTCTCCAGCATTTGCGCCTACGCCGATAGCAGCACCACCAACACCACCAGCTACAGCTCCCTTAAGAGCTCCGCCGATACCGCCGCGGTTACCGTTCTCGTCCTTCTGTAGACCACCAGTAAGTGCGCCGCCTGCGGCACCCATAGCTGCAGTTCTACCGATGTTTTTAACAGCTCCCTTGGCTGTTACGCTGCTTTTAAGAACCCGTCCGGCTGCGTCTAAAAAACCGGCTTGTTTGTTGAAGCCCCCTTTAAAACTCATAGTTTCTCCTTAATCAATCACATCAATACCAAGTTCTTTCTTGGTCTCGAACTCGTTTACAAATCCTTTAGAGGTTTTGTACTTACTTTCATATTTCTTGCGAAGTTTTTCTTTATAAATATCAATCCCCTTTTTAAGATCGGGGTTGTCTGTTTTAAGGGAACTATTTAGCACTTTTCTAGTTACGTATGCCCCTAGTATAGGCCCAGCTAATCCCATACCTATACCTACTAAGCCCGTGGCTATTAACTTACGGCCTCCGGGAGTGCTGGAAGCCGCATGAAGCAACATGCGTGCTTTATCGGAGGCTTTACCTCCATAAGGTACGATAGGACGCTTTGCTAAATATTTCTGAAGTTGGTTACCTAGGGGGGCGGCTACATACTTATCGACTAATTTGTGCGCGCTTGGGTTTAGGCTATACATCAAACCAGCGCCGCCTGCTAGTGCAGCCATACCCATACTAGCGTCTAGTGCTTTCTCATCCAGCTTAGACTCTGCCATTATCTTAGGAAAGTGTTGCTTTGTAGCAAGGTTTTCGTGCCCCATATCTAACAAGATTTGCTTTGCCTTTGTCTCTAAAGCTTTATCTGTTTGTCTAGCCATTAAGTTAGCTATAGGTCTTCCAAAAGCACGTCCGAATATCATTCCATACTGCCCTGCAACCGGAGCCTGTGACCCCAACAGGTGACCAGCAAAGGCCCTGTCGTCAGAGTCATTAACGTTGAACCCAGCTGTCTTATCTACGCCGCGGTTATTAAGAACATCCCTGAATGATGCGTTAAGTTTTTCTTTTTTACCGGCTATAGTATAAATCCACTCATCAACGCCTGTGTTTCCTCCAACAGGTGTTTTACTCAACAAGTCTTTGAGGTACGAGCCTGCTTTAGAACCTGATGGTGTGGATACATAGCGTTTAATCTGAACCTCTTTGACAGGGGAGCCTAGCCTTCTCACGCGAGACTCGGCTTGGTGAATACGCTCTGGGTTGTAGTGTCCTTCTACCACCTGAAGCATGTTTGCATTTTTCAGATCAAGGCCCTCGGCACCAGCACCAGAAATGAGTAGTACTCTGTGGTCACCTTTTTGGAAGTTTTCAATATTCTGCTTCCTAGCCTTAGCGGAGTTCCCTTCGTTACCCACACCGTAAAAAGTGGTGTAATCAATGCCCTTATGTTTGAGCGACTTCTCAACAGCTTTCAGCTGGCCCTCAAGAAGGTTACCATAGATAACGGACTTATTATCTTTTCCAGCATCAAGGTGACTTTGAAGGTCATCCACGATGCGTTTGATTTTAGGACTAAATGCAGCTGGATCCGGTAGCTTCTGCAGCTCTTTGTCAAGAACTGATGGGTCTGTGGCAACTTGCCTTGCCTGCATGAGTTTTCCAAAAGCTTCTTGAGCTTCCTTCTGCCCCACCGGGAGGTTGTTTCTAATCTTCCATCTTGTAAGCGGATCTACAGAACTCATGGAGAAGTCATATAGTTCGTGCTGTCTCTTAGACATTGGTACACGTACAACTTCCATGCTTTTCTTGGGCAGCAGTTTCTCCACATCCTCGTGTGGTACGTAGCTAACCTTACCTTCTAAATATTTACTAAGCTGTGGCTTGTTTTTAAGAGATTTCTCTATGACTGTCTTTGGCTGTATAAACCCAACAGTTTTAGCCTGTTTATTAACAAATAGCTTATCGAAGAATTTTGTATTTACCAGCCTGTGACCCGTCCTGCCGTAGGTAATATCTAGAAGGGGTACGATTTCATTAGGGTCGTTGTTAACCACAGATCCAGTGAGTGTGAGCACGTTTTTAAAGTGTGGCCTCAAATCCATGAGTTTATTGTATGTAACACCCTCAGTGGCGCGAGCTCTGTGCACCTCGTCCATGATGAGTGTGTCTGGTTTTAACTTATCAATTATTTCTTTGCCGTGTTCTCTGAACAAATCGTAGCTTATGACATTATAGGTTGCCGCTGAGTGATGACCCACATTCTTAGTCCCCGATTCATTCTTTGGCCCAAAGGTAGACACAGAAGAATTCGTAAACTTCTTGATACCGCTATCCACAAAATTACTTCTAAGCGAAGACGGAACCACTACGATAGCTTTACTAGCCTTGCCCTTTTGCTTCAGGTCCTCAAACGCTGCTATAGCACCCAGGGTTTTGCCCACTCCGGTTGCGTGCGCTACTAGCATCTGACCGTTGTTTTTGTGCACCTGATCGATCAAATCAAGTTGATGTGGCCTGAGCTCAACGTCTTTTTTTAGAGCTCCAAACTTGCTTAGGCTGTCCACTAATGTCTTTGCGTGGTGTTTACCTCTAAAGAATCCGGCACCAAAGCCCGTGAGCGCTCCCAGCACAGGTGCTTTTGCTAATAGCTTGTCCCCAGTTGTTTTTTCTTTGTCTGGCTTAAACCTGTCTTCATATCGGCTTCTAGCTAAAAACCCAAGGCCAGCCCCAGCGCTTCCGGTACCTGCTCCGTACATCGTGCGGAATGTTAACCTTAGTTTTTTATCCAGAGAATCCATGCAGGCACCACCTATTAGGCGTTAATCAACTTAATAGGAACAATACGATCGTACTGCATAGACGCACCTTCCATAACCAGCACTGAACCAGAGCTCAGGCTGAACTGGTGGCCCTGTACGTACACATTCTCAAGATAGAATGCACCGACAGAGTTGAAGTTAGTGTCTTTAAAGTAGAACGCAAGACCAAAGCCTTGATTGAATAAGTCAGAGGCAAGATTCACGTAGAAGTAATCTTCGCCAGGACTGTGCTTAACTTTGTGGAAAGCGGTGTCGCTACCAAGAAGTCTTGCGAGAGGAGACTGAGTGATACTGCTATCCTCTAGAGTTACTTCAGCGCTAGCTGCTTCTGTACCAATTTTGATGTTGTTAGCATCATTGTAGTAGTAGGCGTAGAAGGTTCGGAGAAGCGAAGGGCCGTAGTAAAAAATACGGCCGATGTTCACAGACCCGATCACGCGGCCGGGAACGAAGTAGCTTCTGGAGCTGCCGATTTCAAACAACTTCTGTAGCTGCTTGCTTTGGCTGATGCCTGCGTTCTCGATCAAACCAATAGGGTACACGGTGCCTACGTCACCGGCAGTGCCGGAGCTGTAGTTACCGCCGCCAGTGATTTCCGGTCTTCCGGAGGCGATCAGTGATGTTTCTGCAGACACGAATTGTCCGCCCTTAAGTTCCTGCTGGACATGATAGTTACTGAAGTCCCAGTTTGCAAAGTCGGTAGTAGCCATTTATAGATCTCCTTAATGCTTTGAAAATTAGACGACAATAGTGATGTCTAGGTTGTTGAGAGGCACTGGAATATCTAGGTTATACACCTCAACAATACTATCGATATTGACAGGGTCCTGCTCAATTTTTGTAAGCTTCCCGCTGCGAAGAACGCCACCGATCTTAGGAAGTTTTGTCTTCTCCACTAAGAAAGTGATGATGCCTTTAGCATTGGTTTTGAGATCGTCAAAAGCATTGTCGACGATGTTGTACTTACCAATAAACTGCTTGTGGTTGTTACGGATAAACTTGGCAACAAAGTCCACGTTCTTGGTGATGCTGTATTCTTGGAACTTGATAGCAGACCTGTCAGTGGTGAGCTGGTGCCTGATATAAAGAGCCGTTTGATCAAGCACGTCTTGAACAAAGATCATCACTCCGCCGTCAGCGATCACATTTAGCTGATCTCTGTCGAAGTATTTAGTGCTATGAACCACACCAGTGTAAACGCTTACAGAGGTGTTGGTCAGACCCTGTTGAGTAGGCAACCCTGTGGTAAGAGCGCCGATACCAGAGTTTAAGAAATACCCAGGAAGTTGCTTGATTACGTTCCCTACAGGGATCTTAACCACATCTGGCCAAGTCATGACCAAACGTCTTGATCCTAAGCTATGAGCATAAGCTGAAAGTACAGCTGCTTGCTCTGCCTTGGTAAGGTTCTTTTCAATAGTGAATGTCACTCCTAGAGCTGCAGCAGGAGCTGCCTCTGAGAGAATGAGATGTGTCTGGCTACTCACGGCACCGATCTTGTACCGACCAACTACTGGAGAGGGTGCAGTTACTTTGAGGTACATTCCAGGGACAACACCATCGGTGATGAACTGTGACGCTGCAGAATCAAAGATGTTAAACCCGACACCGCTGATGCCTTCGGCTCCACCTGTGGTGACCTCGTCAACTACAACAGCATCGAGAACAATTTTGCGGTTGATGATACCGACACGCTCACGCTTGTTGTCTGGTAAAGACATACCCTCTACATGAGATTTAAGGGATCCGTGTACGGCTGTGTTCTGAGTAAGAACAGAGATCGCGTACATTTCAGTCAGTGCTAGAATATCAAATGCTTTGCTGTAAGCCAGAAGCTCATCGCCAGGGACTAAGAAGTCTTGTGGAAGAGCTAAGATATTTGTAGGAGTGGCTGAGTTATTGAGTGCTAAGAAAGCCGCGAAAACTACTGGATTCTCAGGCACGATTTGGTCAAGACCGAAATCAGCTTGGAGCTCGCTTGTTTTCTTGTACTCAAACACATCAGCAGACTTTTCTAAACGGAGCGCTCTGTAACTGAGAAGGACTTCTGCGCTGATGATAGGCACCGTTCCAAAAACAGTGTCAACGTAGGTAAGAGAGACCGGTAAGTGGACTAACAAGTCAGTGACGGTGACACCAGATGTAGAGGTAGGGATTAATACATTACCTACACTAGTCTGAATATTGCGTCTGATGCTGTAGTTAAGGCCTGCTTCTACAGCTGCAAAGGTTTCGTTAGTTACTAAAATGTTGCTGCTAACTTTCTCTCTGACGGTGTAAGCACCGTTGTTGCCGAGGCCTGAGCCAGTGACAACGATAACGTCTCCCGCGACAACGTTTAGAAAAACGTTAACCGTAACGTCGTTAAATTTATTAAGATCGTAGGTATCTACATCACCCGTACCGGTTTGGTTCAGGATGCGGATGACAGTGTCTTTTAATTCGATCTTCACCGGATAACCAACTAGGTCTCCGTCGTCTTCGCGCGTGTCTACGATCGTACCTAAGATTTGTCCTGCGTAGGCATAGTCTGCGGCAACACCCGTGTATGCGCCGGCGGCCCTGCCAGTAACAACCTGGAAGGCTGGCCCTACGTTTACGTTTGGTAATGCAAACGCTGCCAGTGCTGGCAATGCATTTACAAACTGCTGAGAAACTTTTACGCCTGGTTCACTGTATGCCATTTATCAACCTCTTCTGGGCTAAGTTACGGACCAACTTTAGGAGTCGTAACATATTGTATCAAAACTTTTCTAAGTAGAACAGGATCCACGATCTCGCGGTTCCAGTTTTTTGTTACCTCGGCCTTGATAAGGACCGGAGTAACGAATAATTCAGGACGACTATCTGCACCTATCTGAGCTCGCTGTCCTATCTGAGCCGTGTGCACTTGCAAGAAACCAAACCTTCTAATTACTGGGCTAAACGCTTCTACTGCGCTTGCACAGATGTTTGCGATACGGTCAGCTTCTAGATCTTCTCTAGCGTAGCAGCTAATACCAACAGTCCCTGACAAGATCGCGGTGTGTCTGACCTGCAACTGGCTTAAATTCTTACTCCCCACCGATCCATTTATTCCAGCCAGGTTCCAACCCACGTTACCACGAAATACTGTGATTTTGGGCCTGGTGTCGACAGAATCTAAGTTGTCAGTGCCCTGACCCTCGATCTTAATCTCTGTCAGGTCTGAGCTGTCATTGTAGTGGAAACACCCGGTATCCTGAGGGAATGTGGAAAATAGTGCCTGCAAAAACGCGAGCAAACTATTCTCCATGAACAACAACGTGTTAGGGAAGAACTTATTTGGGTCGATTATATCTCTAGGTCCCGTTGCCATTGCCGCTCCTTTCTGAATCTGGAGGTCCTGCTAGTGCTGCGGAAAGCCAAGAAGTGTAATCCCGCTCGTCTTGAAAGACGAGATAGCCCTGTGCTTGTTTTGGGTCTATCCTCCTGATGAGTATATCACTCCCTTGGTCAGCATCAAAAGAGATCTTTAGCTGAGACGGATTAGCACCTGCCAAATCAGTCATCTTAAGGTCCTCAACTACCTGATCCCTGATCATCTCCGCCGGGAACGGTGAGGTGTCAGAAAACAACTCTTCTACAGAGGATAGGGTTAGTTTAGCCTTAGCCATGTCGTAGGAAAGACGTTATTTTGGGACGGTGCCCAAAGCCGGTTAGAGGCCTGCCAAATGGAGTGGTCGCCTTGGCCCCGGTAACAGACTTTAGAAAACTAGGTGCGGGCGTAGGACTGCTAATGCGTGCGGGCTTGCTGCTGGGCTTGATACCGCCTTGAGGTCCTTGCACACTATACACGCCAGCGATTTTGAGGAAGCCAGTGCTGAACATTTTTACCCACCAGCCCTGTCGACTGTGCCTGCTGCAGGAGGTTTTTGGGGGCCTCCTAGACCAATCTGATTCTTGAGGTTTTGTATACCAGACTTCCAGTCATCAGCGCCAAAGCCTTTGCTAGCTCCGCGACTAAAATCAGCGGCTGCCTGTTGATTAATCTCCCACGCAATCTTTTTGAAGCCCTCTGCGAACATAATTAAAACTCCCTTTTTAATTTACTAGACTCTAGCTCAGCAATCTTTGCAATAGAAAGCAATTCATCAACAGGTATCTTGTACTCGATGTCTCCGGGCTTAATCTCTGTGATGCGGGTAAATTGTAGCATTGGCACACGCCGCTTCTCTGTCTCGGCCACCTGTACCACACGCCATAACCTGTCTTCCCTAAGCTCTCTGATTATATCGCCAGGTGATAGGGAGGGGAAATTAGATGCGAGCGCGTTTGTTTCGTTGGGCTGTGTTTCACCCCACTGCTGGATCACAGATGCTTTTGGGTTAGGTGTGAAGTCAATAAACGTATCAATAGGTTTGTGAAAGCCACCCACCCAGTTGGTTCCGTAACAAGTGCTGCAACTAGAGGAGGTGCGTTTCTTTTGAATGGGGTCGTAACAACGTGGGCACGGCACTCCACCACGCCGTCTGTTATAAACTAGGCACGGCACACCAGTCACATCGGAGAGCATGAAGTTGTGCTCATCAATTACATAAAGACCTACAAGGTCTAGCTCACCAGCCCATGTAAAGCTCGGAGTGACTATGTCTTCTTGCGTGCTTATTTTCCTGCATCTGATGCGGTAAAACGGAGTGGCGTTTAAGTTCTTAAGTGCGTCGCTAAAATCAAGGTACCAGCTAAAATCAAGTGCGCTGATACCATCGCGATGTAGCACATGCATATTGTTTGTAGTGGTGACCGCTATCTCAGGCGTAACAGGCCTTCTGAAAATATCTACGTTCTGAACGCCAGGCTTGTTATCTTCAGCCTGCCCACGCTCGACGTAAAACTCGTAATCCTGCAAATCAGTAGTGCCGGCCTCAATCTCCCATTTGATGAGAACTTTAGCAGGTGTTTTGCTGAGAGGTATTGCGCGATAGGATTTGAATTTTATAGTGTTCATTTATGACGCTACCAGTCATAGCCTATTAAGTCGTACTCAGAATGAAACCCTGTTCCGTAAGCACCCTCAACGTTCCTTTGAATCTTGTAGTTTAATTTTTTAGCCTCGTACTCAGATGAAAAATTCTGAATCCAGCTCTGGTAGTACGGAGTCTTATTAGCTCTGACAAAACTACTGCCACCAGAGTTGTAGGTGAGTTCGTTTCTTGTCTGCCATAGCCCGCCCATCTTCAAACACTGAATAGCGGCGCCGTGCAGGAGCAAATAAAGTGAGGGGAAACTACCTATGCTAACTCTACCAATCACTGGTGTGGTTGTGTTCCAATCACTGATCGTGAGTTCAATAGCAAGATCAAGGCGATCGTCATCGATCTCCTTACCCCTCACCAACCTATTAAGTTCCTCGGTATCCATAAGAAAAAGGCGCAGATATTTCCGCGCCTTCTCCATTCGAATCCTGTGTTGTGGTGGGACATCAAATAGATTAGACATGTCCCTATTTTAACACCTACCGACCCATGATGCCACCAACACCTTGGGTGCGGGGGGCTTTCACAGTAAACTTCTCGGAATCATCGATACTACGAGGACGGTCGCCAGGAATAGGAGAAATAGCGTCAACCGGGTAGGACTCATCTTGGCTCCCTAATGTTACCTTCGCGCGGGATTGTTGGCTGTTATCGGGGAGGTGTGCTCCATTGCTTCGTGTATCTGCTTGGTGTGGGAGTGCCGCAGGGACAGCCTCAGCAAGGTCTGGCTCATCTTCTCCAATATCAAGCTCTGTAGCAGAAACCTCACCAACTGGAGCAACCATACTTCTTGAGATATCTGCGCTAGGGCCCATCTCGATCTGACCAGTGGTGTCATTGTGGATACGGACGTTACCTGCCTCAGCCCAGTCTCTGAGAATTTGTGGGATATAGCTGAGTTCCACCGTCACAGACTTCCCCGGTGGAATAAACACGCCAGAGCTGATCTCGCCCAAATCTAAAAAATTACCTCTGCCGCCGGTGAGGTTTGTCACGTTTACAATGCGGTATCTTTTCTTGCTTTCCATATAATGAATCTCCTAAACCCACACTACATCTAGGTCAGTGCTGTAGGCAATAAAAAAGCCCAGGTGGAGGTTAACCACCTGGGCCAGAATAGAACAAATACTTCTAATCTTAGAAAGAACCGCCGCCAGGAATGATTTGCGGAACCGCAAGTTCGATTTTGGCAACCGAACGAAGGTTTGCAATACCCATTCCGACGTATTCCCAGCTCTTCCAGAACACGCGATCGGCTTCTTTCTTAATCCAGAACTTAACGTCGTTCAAGATGAAGAAGTTACCGAGGAACTTAGGATCGGTGTAAGCGTAGATATGACCAGGGCTGAGCAAATCAACCTTGTTGGTCACAACAAGCTTACGGCGCATGATGGTGTCGTACTTGTAACCATTGACAACCATTTCGGTAGCCAAAGGTGAGCCGACATCAGTTGCTTGCTGAACCTGCCAGTCATCAAAATCGACTGAGGTCATCAAGCATACCATCGACTGGAGCTTATCCACATCGATCATCTTGAACAATTTGTTAAGATTGCTACGTGACACAGCAGTGTCAGCGCTAACAATTTTCTTACCAGAATTGAAAACAGCTCCGGCAGAAGCTTGCAAGAAGACAGAGTCTTCTACAAACATAATGTCCTTGATGCTGTTTTCTTCAATCACCTTAGTGATTGGGTACTCGTAAGCAAGCAATTCAGCTTCTTGCTTCGTGAAGAGATCGCTCTCAACTTTGAAGAAAGGTACTGAGTAACGCTTGCCTTGCAAGTAACGCTCACGACCAGCCGAACGAAAATTGACTGCAGCAGCTGTCGAGGGATGCTCGAAATCAACTACCTTGATCAAGGTGTCGTGGCGGGTAGAACGTTGGAGATCTGCTCTGGTAACACTCTCTGGTGGGAGAATCTTACGAGCAAAACTGTGTTCACGTAGGAAAGAACGGACGTAAGCCTGTCCTGCCTGAGCTGTCTTAACCTGTCCGTCTTGCGTATCCATACGCTCGATAAACAGGTTATTAAATGTGGTTGCTTCTTCATTCATCATTTGTAGCCTCCTCCTTCTTAGGTTGGCTTAGTTTTCTAAGATCTCAACCGCTACTAGCGATTAAGAACCAAGATTTCCATAATGCTTTTTACAGCATCGATATTGTACACACGAGCAACGATAGCATCGTTGACACCTGCAGCAGACGGAACCATCTCACCAGCGCCCAAGTCTTTGACTGTCAAAGCCTGACCGACGGTGTAGGAACCAGCTACATACTTATTGGTACGGTAGATGAAACCGCCGCCGATAGCAGCAGTAACATTTCCAGTAGCCAATGCATCGTACTGGTTGTTACCAGTAACGACAGGATACACGTGTGGTTGACCGTTGCCTGTAGGAATTTCGTCGAAACCAGTGGTGGTTTTCAAAACCCAGTCACCAGCTGCTACGTTAACTCCTGAGGCTAAAGCGCCATCAATAACCATCAACTTTTCATTACCTTTGATTACTTCTAAAGCAAGCTCTTCTGCTCGAAGATCTACGCTGATAGGTGCAATCAATTCACTAGGAAGTGACATAGTATTTTCTCCTTTTTATGCTTCCTCGCCATTCAAAACCCATCTTTCCAATGCATTACTTCCTCTGGGAGCTGGGCTCCCATCAGATAGCTCTGCGGTATGGAAAGAAGAACCATAACCCCGTTCCAAAGCCTTCTCGACGATATCGAGGTTTTCTTGAGTTAGGTTTGCAACCTTACTCAAAAACTCATCAAATGTTTTAAAAGGCTCTGCAATACCTAATTCTACCTCACGAAATGCAATTTTCATCGCACGTTTTTCATGTTCGAGCGCAGAAGCTACTTTTTCTAGCCGCAAACGCTCCTCATGTTCTCGCTTCAGTAAAACACCGGCCTGTTTAACCATGTCCAGAGAGACTGTTTTCATAGCCCCCTCCCCATGTTGTTAGTCAGGTCGACATCGCAGCCTTGGTCAGTAGACACAGGCTTCTTAACTTTTTGAGTAATACCCGTACCTACCGTAGTCGATGCTTCGAGAGCTACTAAGGTAGCCAGATTTTTTTTAACACTTGCAGCGGCAATCTTTTGGACTGCCTCTGTAATCTGTTGATCTGTGTACCCGTTGTTCTGGGCAGAGCCGCAGAACTTAGCAATCTTTTCCATCGACTCAATCTCAACAGCCGCAAGCGACCGATTGAGTGCGAGAGCCAGTTTATCAAACCCGGAAGACTCCGAGGCTGTTTTCACAACCCCAGAGTCATTTCCAGATTCAATAGCGCCAGCATTAATTAATGCCTGCGCAACTCCCACAACGTCATCTAACCCAGCCACTGCCGCAACCTTCACAACGTCGCCACGGGTTGATGCAATCAACCTGTCGGCCTCGTCCATGAGGGTTTGTAGTGACTTGATAGCCATGACTAGTCTTCCTTCTTGCTCAAAGCTTTGTGGCCGAGAGCTCCAGCAGCCATACCAACAGCAGCTCCGCCAGCGATAGGCTTGACGTTAGCTCTTAAGTACTTGCCAGCATCAGTAGCCGCGCCCTTAAGCTTTTCTACCCTATGACCGACTGGGTGCTTTTTTAACAAATACTTGTCTAAAGCTTTAGCCTTTTCAGTCGCGGTCATAGCAGAGCCAGGGATTACTTTTTTTGCTAGTCTAGCCGCACTTTCAGTAGCGGCACTCGCAAGCTTTTCAACGCCCAACTCAATCTCTTGAGCTACAGCAAGCTTAGCCAATACTTGGCCAGTAAGTTCATCAACAGAAAGCTCTGAAGCTTTCTTGCTCATGTGCTTATCATGCATGTGCTTAGCAGCGATACCACCGACGATACCAGCAGCCAAACCGTACTTGCCGGCGTGTGCGCCGACATGGCCTTTTGCCTTAGCAGCGTGAGCTTTAGCTGATTCTTGCATCTTAACAAGAGCGGCTTTAACTTTAGCCATCTTGCCAGGGACTTCTTTAGCTTCTTCTGCGATCTTTTCGATCTGTGCAGAATAACCAGCAAAGATAAGTCCTGCAGCAGCCTGAGCTTCTTTTTGTACAGTGAGTTCGTCTTCAGAATCGAGTACGCCAGATGCTTCGAGAGCTTCTTCGATTGCGTTAGCGATCTCAGCTTCAGCAGAATCAAACTCTTCAGTTTGTTCAGCAGCAACTTTTTCAACGCCGTCAACTTCAGCAAGTTCACGATCAGCTTGGTAAGCGCCGAATGCATAAAGAGCTTGAGCGAGGTCTTCGCTAGCTAATTCTGCAGCAGCCTGCTTTTCGAGTTCTTCAGGAAATTGTGTATTCAAGATAGATTGCACATCTTCCTCGGTCAGGGATGAAAGAATCTGTTCAATTTGTGTATGCATTTTATATTCTCCTCTTCAGATCTTACGATTACTGGTTATAACCGCCGGATACACCGGGCTCGGTTTTAATACTACGCTTAAGGATTTGTTTCACCTGCGCCAATGCCAAATTATATGGAGAAGTTCCGCCGGTGGTGACATCATGGCTTTCGCCCTGTTGAGCATTCACTGGGAGGCGTGGGCTTTTTTCTTTACCGATGATACCGGTGAGTTGTCCACCAGTTCCAAGGCTTGCCATAGGATCATGTCCTGCGCCAGCAGCAGCTTCCAAATCAGCGGCTACTTTCTCGACATACTCTTCTTTAGCTACGCCGAAATAAGCTGCAGCAAGCTGTCCGAAAACATCGGAAGCCGAGACATCGCCTTCTTCATGTTCAGATGCTGTTTTTTCTTGGTGGGTGGAAACAGCAGCTGCTGCTTCTTCTCCGAACAAACCTTCATAAATACTGGTCAAACCCATAGGGCCTCCGTTTTCTTCGTTTTGTGTTGCCTCAGACGCGGTCTTGATGGTTTCAGCATCTCCACCTAATCCGAGATTCTCTAATACCTTACTGATCTCTTCGTTAACTGACTTAGGTGCTTGAGCTTCCTTAGTGTGTCCGTTTCCAGAAACAGAAAGGCCTACTTCCGCCATCAGTTCATTAAGAGTTGCCATAAGAGCCTCCCTCGACAATTTTGCGATTGATTTCATCAGCCGCGTTAATAATAGCCAGATCCCATACAACGTCCCTGTCGGTGTCTGGCAACATCTCAAGAAATTCGAGATTACCTAAGGACGCGGACTTAATCAAACGACTAGCAGAAGCCATCATGGATCCGATTTTCTCAGACACATTCTGACCGTCGGCGTAGGCGCCAATAAGTCCTAACTCAAATTTGCTTGGATTTTGTAAAATAAAATCGGTAACAGGGTGCTGTGATTGCGCCAGTTTATTTAGGTTTGCATGCTGAAACAGCAACGACATTCCATCGATAAGTTGGCTTGCAGTAGTGACTGACACAGACCCGGTTTTTATAACCGCGACAGGTCGTGTTTGAAGATCTCTAAACCGACTCTGCCAGTCATTATTATAGAGGCCACGAGTTGGATCAGCAAGAGTAATCTGACCAGATTCTACTTGGCGGCTAGGATTTAAGTTTCTTAGTGTTTTAATCATGCCAGCACCTAGTGCCATGGCGATGAAGGGATGGTCTGCGATAAGCCTACCCATACCAGCTGATCTCTTCTCAGCCCCGCCGGACATCATCGCGTAAAGGGCGGCCGCGATCGCTGCGGCTAAACCTGCATGAGCAGTGGAGCCTTCTGCTAACTTGTCTAGTTTACTACTAGAAGGGTTTACCAGCGCACGAAGCTTAGTAGAAGGAAGAGCTGCCGTTTTCATCAACCTTTTCAACAAAATAGGCTTGCTAAAACTTCTTTCCTCGACATAAGGAACTAACTTATCCGCTAGTTTTCTACTAAAATTATCGATGCCTGTAGTCAAATTATCCAGCACGGATGGCTTATGAGCTACAAATAGCTCGTGCATTCCCGTCATCTCATCGCGCTTAGGGACTATACCCATGGCAAGAAGCGTGACCATAGCCTCTGGAAGCGAGTGGCCACGAAACACATTTATATCAATGTTAGGGGAATTAGCCTCCAAAGCTAACTTAGCGATGGGGATAATTTCTTCTAATTTACAGACTACTTTAGGAGCTGGTACCTGTACCGGAATCTGCTTTTTTATGTACGCTGACTTACTGACGGCAGCGGATTTCTTAACAGCTTCTTTATTGAGAGCTTCACGATCGGTAGCGATCTTCCTTAGGTACGAGAGGTCGTTGATCTTGCCTGGTGGGAGTGCCGCTAACTCAGCGGAGCCAAGCTTTGCAAAAGGGTTATCACCTGCGGCAGCGGCTACCTTGGTCCACATATAAGCAGTCTTATCGGCAGGGATAAGGACGCGGCTGATATCAAAAAATTTAGGGAGCGTGTTGTTGGCGTAGACTAATTTGCCTGTAACAGGGTCCATCTGTCTTAGCTGATACTTCAGATGATCACAGTACTCGGCGCGTGTCTTAGCCTTATTGCCACAGATGCTACAAACATCGTAAGGAAGTCTGGAGCCCATGCTGAATGCAAGTGCTTCGCCGTTAGCTACAGAGCTCACGCCTTCAGGGTCAAGATTAACATCGATGCCGATAACAAGTTCTACACGCTTTGCCTTTTGGTTCCATACCGTATGCAGGACCTTGCCTTTGGCAAGGGAAGGATCCTTATTAACATGATGTAAGAAATAGTTGGCGTTTGTTTTGAATGTCTCGTAACCAAAGTCGTCGCCTTTGTGCGACAAAGCAGCCTCTGGAAAAGCATCGGCATTTGCATTAATGCCCCACTGCTCGTAAGCACCTAGCGCCGTGATAAGCACCTGCACCAGATCCTTAATAGGTGTGGCATTGTCGATATATTTTTGGATTTCTGGGTGGTACTGGCTAGCACGCTTAATAAGGTAGTTACGATCTTCTTTTATAAAGAAGACGTCCCGTTCCTTACCAACGTTCTCACCGAATACTGCCCGTTTTTCCATTATTTTTTATCTCGCTCGGCGAATGTACTACTTCTCTTAGCGTGTTCTTTCTTGGCTTTATCAAACTGTGTCCCAAAATCTGCGACAGGCTTACCAACAAGATCAACGTTTTCTTTAAAGCTTTTAAGGAAGGTTGTGCCACCTTTGCGCCCAGCAGAAGCCTCTGCATCCGCAAGTTCTTTAATTGCTTGAGGAGCCATATGATCGTTTTGCAGTGTGTGCTCTACAAAAGTTTTAACCAGCATCGGCCTAGTCGCTAGAGTTGGTGCGAACATCTGCATAGTAGAGAAAATCTCGCGTGCTGCGGCAGGGTTCTGCTTCATCACATCGCTAGACTTAGCAATGTTTAAATAAACCTGCTCCGCCTCATTAGCGGCCTTCTTATCTTTCTGACTTTGTAGCACGTGCTGAACTAGAGCACCGCCGCCACCAATTAACAGAGAGGGTGCCATGAACTTCAAGTAACCAGCCATAGCCTCTGTGCCAGGGCCCATGTTCTTTTTAATGCTATCCCACATACCAGCAGTTTTTAACATCTGGTGGCGCTCAGCCAGCATCTGTCCTAAACACTCGTCACTTACATTTGCCATAGAACTTTCCTTTTTTAACCACCCGAACAAACCGCCCGGTTTCTTATCTTCTTTAGGTGCGGTAGCTGCGGCGGCTCTAAGCTTTTTCTCTGCCATATACTTTGCAGTTTCAGCGTCCATCGCTTCTCTAAGAATGTCTTTTTGTTTGCTGTTGAACGGAGCATCCTGAACTTTATGTATGCCACTGGCTTTAGAAGCGGCTGACCCAGCCTCATTTTCTGCAACAGTCTTGGCGACCCTAGCAGCGTGAATATCATTAAGGTCCTTACCGGCCTCCAGCACACCGTCCAACATGCGTACGCCAAATATGTTTACTACTGTGCTCATAGCATTAGCCCTTGCTGCGGCAGATGCTTGCTCTGGCATAGATAGTTGCTTGGTATTAGAGCGTTGAAACTCAATCGCGGATAATTTATGAATGTCGTCTACACCGAATCCTGTGTGTAAACTACCTTCGATGATTTTGTGCGCGAAGTTAGGATTTTTAGCAATAGTGGGTGAAATGAGGGCAAGCTCGCTAAATCGCTGGCTGTACAAAGATGGGTCCTTCTTAAAGGAAGGGGACTTATCAAAGGTGCTGTGGAAACTGGCTTTAAGCTTGTCTGCCTCTTCCTTGATAGCACTCTCACTGTTTTTCCCTGCCTTGTATCCTGCGATACCACCAATGCCCGCTGTAAGCATTGCGGGAGCTAGAAGTCTAAGCCAGGCCTTAAGCTCACTGCCCTGTGGTGTTGCTGTATTTGCAATCTTGCTTAGAGCTAATAAGTCTACCTTTGCCTGCCTCATTAATTTAGACATGGGTTAGTTCCTGTATGCTTTCTGCATCTTGTTCCAGTTGGTTTGGGTATCACCCACCAACTGAGAAGCATTTAGTGCTGCTCCAAGTGCTGATCCACCACTAGCGGCTTTAGCACCTTTCCATGCAAGCTTACCAGCTCCCAAAGCGCCTTTGCCGAGAGCTCCTACGAGTGCCCCCACAAAAGCTACTTTATAGAAGCCAGTGGTAAACTTAGAGCTCACGGATCTTCTCCTTCAAAATAGGAAGCGAGCTGTCGACAATCTCATAATTTCGTTGCAGCCCAAGTTCCTGTTCTTGAAGCTTATGAAGAGTCTGGATAGTGATATAAAGCTGGTGTCTGCCGTTGATGATTCTGGCAGGGAGCTTGTCACTGATATATTCTTCAGGGGCTTTGAGGTCTGCTTGTTTGATCAGGCCCTGTGATTTAACCACGTGTGATAGCTTGGCCATGAGGTCTTTGCCGACTTCTTTAAACCCCGCGGATCTTACGAACTCAGCGATCTTGTCCATAGCAATCCCGCGATCGGTGAATGGGGTTTCCATAACAAGCGTTCTAGCTTCTTTAATAAAAGCTTTACGGCAGTTGTCGATAGCCGTGCTGGTCTTAATCATTTCCATGCTGAGCTCATCTCTGAGATGAGCCATTTTCTCCATACGAGAAACCATGGTACGTTTCAAATCACCTCTGTGACTTGCAAGCTTAACCTGGTCGTAGGACGCTGAGTCTGTAGAGAGCGTCACAAACTCACCGTAAACACTCTTATCTACGGCGGTCTTATTAAATACAGGGCTGCCTAAATAATCCATCTGAGCCTCTTTAATTTGTCCGGTGCTTTCTTTAAGCTGTAATTCTTTAATTACTAACCCTGGCTCGGCAAGAGCGAAGTCATAGCTTGCTGTCTTATCCATTTTAAACAGATCCGCCCATACAGTTTTGTTTGCTTCCGCAGCCACGTACTCAATCTGGTGTGGGGTAAGACCCTCATCTTTTGCGATCTTTTTCAGGCTATCGTTAAGCACAGTCTTTTGCTTACCTAGATAAGCGTCAGCAGCAATCTTAGCCATCGTGTTCAAAACTTCTTTAGATCTATACATTACGCGTTCTCCCCGCCGTAGCTACGAGATGGCGTAGCTCTTATATTCAAATCCCCTGTTAATCTGCGAACTTTTCTAGCCTGATAGCTTCTTACAGCTTTACCACCGATGTAGCCAGTGCCGGCCCCTGCCGCCTCGCCTGCTAAAGCACCTAAGATAGCTGCTTTGCTGCGGTTAGATTTGCCTTTGATAGCGCCAGCGATGCCGCCTACTGCGGATCCTATTACTGCGCCAACATAAGGATCTTTACCACCTACTGTAGCATAATATTCCTCTGGCGTGAGGTTGACTGTGGGCGCTGTTGCTATTTTTTTAAAACCTGTGCTAAACATGTGATGACCTCATTTTAACGCACTTGCGGGGCTAAGCCAAGAAGCGTAAGCTCTGCAGAAGGAAACTCAATACTATGGAAAACAAGCCCAAGCCCTCGGTTGTGATGTCTACAGACATCCTTGTCGACTCTACAAAGGAACCCTTGCAGGTCATTGTACCACTTTATCGCGGGATGTCGGAAGTTCCAAGTGAGATTTCGTCAGGAAACCAAGCGACTCTTGTTTTCATAGGGCTTCACCAGTGCTTTGCAAAAGACGGTAGAGTGGCTGAGGGGCTTCTGTCCAACATAATCTGGGGATTTGAGAACAGCGGGTATAACCCAAAACATGTGGCTCTAGGGCTTACCGAGCTCAGGCACCGTGGCTTTATCAGGTACACAGATGGGTGGGGTAACCCTGTCCACGATCATGAGTTTGACCCAAAACGGCCTATATGGATTAGGTACACAGATAAGATGCTCTCCACTTGTGCGGGGGAGAAGGGTGAGAAAGACTTGGTACAAGGGAGCCTCACATGAGAGTGCTGCACCTTAGCAACACGCCGCTATCTAACGCACCAGCTAACACCGTCGCTGCTCTAAACGATGTCGGGTGCGAGGCCGAGCTGTTTGTCGACAGACAGCAAAACATAAACAAAATCTTTGTCGGTGGCCAGCTATGGCACAACGCGCCTCCGGGCGCACTCGAGCATGCGTTTGTATCAGCAGACGTAATCCACTTCCACAACTTCGCTTTCGAGCAGCACATATTTAAGGGAGCTGCGGGCCCTAGACTAGAGTCTATCGCCAGATCAAAAAAATGCCTTATCCAGTACCACTCCCCCAGAGACAGTACAGAAAGCTTCGAGAATACACTAAAGGACCCCTTCTTTGATGGTAGACGAGCGGTGCTTGCACAGTACCATGTCAGACATTATCCTGAAGCGAATTTCATCGTCCCTAATATACTACCAATCAACGATATCAAGTACACGCCCATGCCTTATAAATGGGATAGCGGGCCCGTTAACGTAAGCTTCTCCCCCTCGAACACTACCTTAAGAGGGTGGGACGATAAAGGATATGATTTTGTAGCGATCGCGCTTACTAAGCTAGAGCTAGAGGGAAGCATCACAAAAGACGTGATCGTAAACACAAGTTATCTAGATTGTTTGAGCAGAAAAAGATGGTCTCACATGGGTGTGGAAGAACTCATCACAGGCAGCTACCATCTGTCGTTCTTAGAATATATGTCAGCAGGGTGCGTGACCTTATGTAATATGGACGATAAAACAAAGGCAGCGATGAAAACAGTTGTTGGCGAGGAAGGCATGGAAGATTTGCCCGCAATACACAGCACCATCGGCTCACTTTACCAAACCATAAAGACGCTATCATCAAAGCCTATGCAAGAGTTACAGGTAGTGGGGAATAAAAGTAGGGCTTGGATGGAGAAGTACTGGCATCCAAACACTCTTGCTGCAAGACTAGTACAGATATACGAAAACCTTTGAGGCATACATGGCACTACACGAAACACTGGCCCGCATACTAAACCTGCAAGTCTATAAGATAAATCACGAGCCTTTTGCCGTGGCTGAAATTCCAAAGCGCCTTTTATTTGTAGGGAAGGTTACACGCAATGTAGCCACCTTAGAGGGTTTGGCTGAAAAGTACGGGGTTGAGATAACGCTAGTAGTGCCTGAAGACGGTAGTAACGCTGTTCATACAGAGATGCGATCTGCTGAATCACTCATGTCACAATTACCTACCAGGATTAAACTAGCCATCGTCGCTAAAGACCTGAGCGGCGTAGATACCAATGATTACGACGCTGTTTTCGTAGACATAATGGATGACGCTCTCAGAGCCCCGTTCACCGAAGAATGTTGGCGTGTGATTAGGGAGGGCGGCTGGAACGCCATCAGAGCTAATCTAAAGTCTCCGTTGAGGTTATTCAAAGACCTGGGCATGCTAGATGTTAAGAGTATTAAAGAAGAATCGGTCTGGTACGGCCGTGTAAGAAAAGACGAATCCGTTCACCACCCAAAGGCACGCAAATGAAACAAGACTTTGACATGCAACTATCCCTTCTATGCATAGCAGCTGCACTTATTTTGTGCTATGTATCCGCCAAACTGTTCGAAATTCTGATCTAGTTTAAAACGGAAAAATTCACTCTAGTTCGGTTATAAGATCTCTAGAGGTTTTTCCCATGACTGAATACAAATACATAACAACACCGTCGCAGGCGGAGCAGCTAAATAGCGAGCTAATGAGCAGTGCTACTCGTCTAAGCTTCGACACTGAAACCACAGGACTTGACCCACATAAAGATAAAGTTGTCTTGGCATCCCTAGCCACAGACAGTCACGTTTACGTCCTTGATTGCAGAGACGTGAATGTACTTAAGGCACTGGCGCCTACGCTAGAGAACGAGCTCATTAAGAAAGCACTCCACAACGGAGGGTTTGACTACAAGATGGTTAAAGGAACTGCTGGTTGTGATATCGAAGGCATCTTCGATACCATGCTTGCAGAGTATACACTCACTGCGGGTACACAGTTTGAAGGTTACGGCTTAGATGCTGTAAGCAAAAAATACCTAGGCACTGACGTGGATAAAACCCTTCAGAAATCATTCATAGGGCATAAGGGAGACTTTAGCAAAGCACAGCTTGATTACGCGGCTAATGATGCCAAAGCACTGCTACCACTCATAGATGAGATGCAAAAAAAGATGAGAAGTGAGGGAGTACTCAGGGCCTGGACTACAGAATCTAGGGCTGTGCAGGCTTTCGCAGATATAGAGTACTACGGGCAGAAGATTGATGCCTCGGCGTGGAAAGTTGTTATGGATGATAACCGCGCCGCTGCATTAGTTGCTAAGAACCAGTTGGATGTGTACTTCGAGAATGTGTACGGGCGTGACTTGTTCGGAGATGTTTTTGTAAACTACGACAGTAACCCCGTTGTGCTCTACGGCCTGCAGATGCTTGGGGTTAAAGCAGACGGGGAAATGATCAGAGACACAAATAAAAAGACGCAGCGGAAGATCAAGCAGTATCCTGTGGTGCAGGCGTTGCAAGCTTACAGAGCCGTCCAAAAACGACTGAGCACTTATGGTCAGCAATATCTAGATGCTATTCACCCTGTTACAGGGCGTGTGCATTTTAGGTTTAATCAATACGGTACAGAGACCGGAAGGCCTGCTGCAGTAGGCGGGCTAAACTGTCTGAACATACCCAGAGAAAAACGGTATCGTAACGCGTTCATCACCGATGAAGACCGATTACTAGGAACAGTTGATTATTCTGGAGCTGAGTTAAGGATTGCTGCTGATCTAAGTGGGGATCCTCTGATGGTCAGTGGATTCAACTCAGGAGAGGACTTTCATTGTTACGTGGCATCAATGCTCTTTGGTGTCCCTGTTACTAAAAAGAATGAAAATAAACACCTCAGAGATCCTGCAAAGGCAATAAACTTCGGTCTTTTTTACGGGCTCGGAGCTACGTCTCTTTATGAGGATCTGGTAGGTAATGGAGTAAAAATAACTGCACAAGAAACTAAGGATATGTACTACGGGTATAAGAGGACGTTTAAAACCTGTATCGAGTGGCTTGAAGCGAAGCAATCAGAGGCAAGCACACTGTTTGAGGCTGTTAATATTGTAGGCAGAAAACGTAGGTGGTTTAGGCCACAGCCGGAGAAGCTCAGGATAGAGGTTGTGGCAGAACTATGTAAGAAGAAAAAGTGTGGGGAGTCGGCTCTAAGTGACTATGAAATCGCTGGTGTTGTAAACGAGATGGTTAAAGCAAGACTCGCTGGCATCAGTAGAGAAGGAGCAAACTTCCACATCCAAAGTGTAAACGCGGAAATGACCAAAGCCGCAATGTACAGAATCAGGAAGGAGTGCAAACAACGCAAGTACGACGCTAGAATGTATAACAGCGTGTATGATGAGATCGTGCTCGATATAAAGAAGACGGACTCTGAGGCAGTGTTTGCTTTACAGTGCAAAATCATGAAGGAAGAAGCAAATAAGTTGCTACGGTATGTCACTATGGAAGTAGAGGGGCACCTAGCTAGTTGTTGGACAAAATAAGGAGATATTATGCAAGAACAAAAAGAAGAGACATTTAAGACTAGAACGTACGATGAAACTACTGTGGTTAAAACAAGTGTAGACGATAGAAGAAGGTGGATCAGAGAGCTTGAGCAAGTCTCCAGATTGGTGAAGATGAACCAAGACGGGTCCGTGGTTGTGATATTTGATCCGGCTAAGCTTGCGGGTAAGAAATAGATTTCCTTAGCGTTGCATTTTGAGACGCTAAGGATTTAGTTAAATAAAGGAGATATATTATGAAGTTAGTTCGCTGGAGTTTTATGGGTCTTTATATGCCGATGATGGAAGATGAGAAAGGGGAGTTGTTTTGTACTACTGGTCAGTTAACTAAAGCACTCGGTATAACACAAACAGCACTATATTCCGTAGTAACCAGACATAGAGATGAGTTGGATCTCCTTAGCCTCGCAAAACGCGAGGCTAAGGAGTTTATTAAGAAAAACAGGGTAGAGTTTGGTGTAGCCAGAGTTAGAAATGACATGCACCTGTGGTCCGAAAAAGACATGGTGGTTGTGGCACTACTATCTAAATCAACTGTCAGTAAAGACTTTAGAACAAACCTAAGCTTATTTATTCGTGAAAATGCGACAAGAGATCTTGTACACGTCTCAGTGCTTGAGGCAGCTAGATCCCAAATGCTTGAGGACAGGTCGGTAATGATGGAAGAGCTCGATCGACAAAGAGGGAGGTTGGATTCAATGCAGCAAGTAATAGAGCGGTTCATCCCAGCCTCAGACAGGGCCGCGTCTGCAGCAGGGCAGATGCTACAAGCAAGACAACACGCGCTAAGAGTAATCGAAGGTGGAATGCACTAAGGAGTTAAAATGGTACCAGAAGAATCAACACTAGCAATAGTATCAACACCGCAGGGAAAGTATGTAGGGCTGCTAGAGTGCCCTGACGAACACCCTGACGCGACGTCGCCAGTACTAATAGAGCCAATACAATTTGAAACGTCTATATCACCCTCAGGGCAGAAGATTGTTTCGTACGTAGCCCCGCCCTATGGCGTGCCAGAGGAGATTGTGTTTCCAAACAACTCACAGCCCATAGTTGTGATTGCAGAGGGAACATCGTTTGGGCTCGGTTATGTAAACGCGGTGAAGCATTTTAAGAACGTAGCCACTAGCTACATATTTACGGAGAAGAAATAAATGGAAAAGATACTAGATAAATCAACAACCATCTCGTCTACGATAGTAGATATCACAGATCCAGAACAACTGATCCAACTAGGCCAAAAGCTTTTGCAGGCTAAGCAGATCACCTTGCCAGGACAAGAGATATTGCTGCCCCTGACCAGAACCATCACCATCAGGTTCAACCCAGAGATTCCTCTAAGCACCTACAGGTCTCCAGAGGCGTTCGTGGTACCAGCCAGGGAATATGTAGCAAGCCCTATGGATATGTGTGAAGAAGACCTTCAGCACTGATAAAAGGGGTGGCCACTGGCTGCCCCTTTTTTATTTTAAGTGTCAGTGCTATAATCACAGCCACTATGTTATCCAAGTTCCTTAAGGGTTTCTACAACCAGACAAAGAAGTTACCCGCTGCAAACGAGCTAAAGCCTAGGTCCTCTACATGGGAACGCATGGCACTCAAAGCCGGTAAGAAGAGCTACACCGACATTGACCCTGCTAATGTCCCTAGACCCAATCAATTTGGGTTTCTACCTACCCCCAAAAAACCAGCCTAAACCACATGGCAAAAACCGCGTTTTTTCGGGTATAAGCTTAATAGAGTAAAAATATCAATTATACTCCCATGCATACACTAGCATGGTTCCTTACGTACTTACTGAGGTGTGGCCATCTCAGTAAGTACGGTTATTAAAGTAATCCCCAAACAACTTAAATATCGGAGGTCTTATGAAAGCTTTAATCAAGGCCGCCATAGGTGTGGCTATAGCAGCAGCTATTTCTGTTTCTGCGGTAGAGCCTGCTGTGTGCAGTGCTTACCTAACCGTACCAGGCCTGGGCATGCTTAGACTGGAGTCTAGTGTGTTCAATACAGGCGTAGAAATAAACAACGTAATCGAGGGCTACAACAATAACGGTGACCGTGTAGGAGCACTTTTATACAGAGTAGACCCCAGAAAGCCAGGAGAGATATCTCTTGATTCTATAGAGGTGTCGGAGAACTACAGAGGAATGGGTGTGTTTACGCAGCTGTTTTCTGAGATGTTACGAAGGCATCCTGATACAGAGGTATTAGTATCCACACTCATGAAAGACAACATGGCTACGGCCATGGCAGGAGAGGACATGACAGATACTAGCACAGAGCACTGTATCGTCATGGCAAGGAAAACACCTGCCTATAAAGTAAGAGCGGCTAACGGATTTTCAGCCGTTACAGAATGTCATGTATATATCTGGGGCATCGTTATGTCAGTTATGAGGCCTTAAACAGGGTCTGTGTATAAGTGGCAAAAAGTGATGTTTTTCGGGTATAAGCTTAATAGGAGAATAATATCTCTCAGTAACCCCTAGATTTAGTTGCGCTATTACAGGCAGCTAAATCTAGGGGTTTCTATTTGTACTGCTTGGATCAGCTTAAATATGCGAAACCCTGTTAGGGTCTGCAGGTATTCCCCTATCCTGCACTGATGAGCAAATGGGATAACAACGAACAAAGGAAACAATATGAGTAATGAACAAGTAAAAGAAGTGAAGTCTGAAGCAGTTGATTCTAAACCAGCTGACTCTAAGATCGATGTCAAAAGCATTGAAATTATGCGTCAGAAAGCTGCGGATGAGCTAGAATCATACATCAAAAAAAACTCCCTAGAACTCAACGATAGCGATAGAAAAATCATTATCGAACGAACTCTTAATCAGGTTGATTATTCGTTTCTAGAAGAAAAGCTAGCTGAAGCAGCTAAGCCTAAGAACAATAAAGTATCTACTTGGGTGGACAGGTTCCTCCAAGCAGGTGTCACTGTTATTGTGTTTGCTGCTACCGCTGCTATAGCAAGTAAGGCGAGTAAAAGTGAAATACTTAGCAAGGGTAAATCCCATGCTAAGAAAGCCGCTTAATACTCTAGTTAGTTAACTTGGGGGAGGGCCTTCGGGCTCTCCCCCTTTTATAGGAGGTTGTTGTGAATTTAGAAATAATAATTTTAGGCACAAGTGTAGGAATTTTTTCACTTGTTCATGTCTATTTGTGTATGAGGAGTTAATATGAATCATGATGTAGAGGATGTTCTTGATAACATTTCATGCGCCATGATTGAAGAAGTGTCTTGCCGTACAAGGGATCTTGTTCTCATCGAACAAGCGAAGTTGTGCGCAGAGAGCTTCTGCAACAAGTACATGCATAAGCCCGATGAAATCCTAGAAATAGAGATCGACGTCAGGCTTACCGCTGTCAGTGCGCTTAAACTAAGAGCCGAGTTCTTAAATGTTATCAAAACAGACTACATCAGATCCTTACCCTGGTACCAGCGGCTGCTGGAGCACAGGCAGATAAGGTGTGATATAAAAAGTTTTGATGCCTTTATAAACCTGGTCAGAAACATAGAGGTGTCCCATGAAAGAAGTAAAAGAAGCGATGATGCTTATAGATGGCTTACATGAGTTCGAAGCAGAGCTCATGAAGGCTGCCGAGCAAAGCCGCAGTGTATCTAAGTTAGAGACAGCTGAAGCATTGGTCACAGCACTTAAAGAATCATTTGTGAAAAACAACTCAAGAGAGTTCCTAAAAAGATGGGGACTACTTCTGGTTGTAAAAGAAGGCAGTGTTGAAGCTGAGTCAGAGTAATAAACAATAACAAAGGAGTACGTATGAGAAATGTAAAAATGATGTTGGTAGTTTCAATGAGTCTTATAACCGCTGGTTGCGAGGGTGCGGTATCAAGCATGAATGCTGATAGCCCCCTCAGTACCGGCAATCAAGCAGCGCAAGCGTCTACATCTGTCTCAGGTAGTTGTTCTGTGTCACAAAGCGGTAACACAGCTACGATCACTTGTACGGATGGAACGTCTGCTTCAATCAGTGGTGCCGCAGGCTCTACTGGTGCTGTAGGCGCAACCGGAGCAACAGGCCCTACAGGAGCAACCGGTTCTGCCGGTGCCACAGGAGCTGCTGGTGCAGCCGGTGCTCAGGGTGCTCAAGGTGTTGCAGGAACAGCAGGAGCAGCAGGTGCTGATGGCAGATGGTTCAAGGTTAAGGACGCTGATAACACCGTGGTTGGTGATCGTTTGATCTCAACCACTGGTGGCGGTATCAGCGCTAACCTGTTTGTCTACGACCAAACTGATGACGCTGTTGCATGGTATGACCTTAACGGGTTTTTACCGAGCACTGTAGATGTGTACTTTGCCGGTGCTAACTGCACAGGCCAGGGATACGTTCAGGCTAATCTTCATGGCAAAGCTATTGTGATGTGGAAGTTTAACAACTCAAGCACCACGGGTAATGCGTTGAAGATTAACACAGGCTTCAGAACACAGTCAGTGACTTACTTGTCTAAGGAAGACACGAATAGAGCATGTACTAACAACAGCTCTACCGTGTTAACCGGCGCACAGGCAATCACACAGGCTAATAGATTCCCACCAAGTGTACCGGTGAGAATATACCATCCTGTAACGTTCGAGTCAGTGAATAACTAAGGTACTAAATCATGGGCAGCCGTATACAGAAATGTGTGCGGCTGCCTTTTTAAAGGAGTAGTTATGTCTAATATAAAAACAACAAAAGAAATCGCAGAAGCTATCAAGCAGGTTGTGGTCGCATTGGCGGTTGCTCAGATTAAAGCGGATCCTAGTCTTGATATCAATATGTTCACCTGTAAGGTGGGTGGTGTTCTTGTAGGGTTAGCTGCCTCGAATATAGTCGAGGCACTGATTGCTGAAGAGGTCTCTAAACAACAGACCATTAATTTGTCGGAAGAAACATGCAGAGAAATGATAGAGAATACCATGAGCGTTTTAGAGATGGCCGTTAAAGCTACCCCAGAAGTCATCACACGCGAGCGTGTGAGGATGCTGGCTCACGACTGTAAACATCTTGTAAAATAGAAAGAGAGTTAACTATGAATTTATTAATCACGTACCTGCTGATTTTTGCGGTTGGGGCTCTTATAGGCTTTTACTGGTACAATCGGCACAGCGCTGCCGTAAAAATGAAAGATGAGCATATAAAATCCTTACAAGACCTCGTAGAAAAAGAAACTAGAAAAGTTACTGATCTAGAGCATAGGAGGGCTGTACTAGAGCGGCTTATGAAGTCTATGGATAAACCATAGGAAGTAGTTGTAGTCACGCAGACTTATAATCTGCGTGACTACCAATCTTTAACAAGATAAAATTTAACTATGTTCACAAAAGGCTTCAGTAAACTTGCCGCACTAAGTCGACACCGCATCATCCAAGCCGCACTTAGCAGTGGCAGACTAGGCGGTACCCATAAAGCTGAGAGGGTCGCAAGAGACCTGGCTGACGAATACGCGCTGGCTCGTGCCACAGGCCGGTCCATGGGTAAACACTTAAAAGCCCTACATGGGGAGCACCCAAAGCCTAGACCGGGGCTTGTAGCTGCAATCAAAAAATTTCTTTCCAAGTAGTTCTGGGCTGAGGTAGCGTCAGCCAATGCCTACATCACACCCAGCTCTTATCAGTCCTGTTGCTACAAAGATCTTAGAGGTTCAGCCCAAGCGCGTGCTGGACATAGGCGTGGGATTTGGGAAGTGGGGAACACTCACAAGAGAGTACACAGACGTGTGGAGTTGGAGATTTTACCAGCCGGAGTGGAAGACTGTTATAGAAGGCATCGAAGTGCATGAGAAATACCGCTCCCCATGCTGGGCTAATTACGACCGCATCCACATCGGCCTTGCTCAGGACGTGCTACCAAACTTAGGCCAGTACGATATGGTCACCTTCCTAGAAGTACTCGAGCATCTGTACAAAGATGAGGCAAACCAGCTTTTAGAAGAGATTTTCAAGCACACTAAGACAGCAATTATTTCTTACTCAAACTGCCCGCAAAAGGGTGTTAGAGACAACCCGTTCGAAGACCATGTCTCGACATGGACGCCTGAAGAGCTAGGACGTTTCGGTAATACCGCGCTCATCCATAGTTGTGATGTGACTAAGGTGTTTTTCATACAGGCTAAATAGGACTCTTTTCGGGTATAAGATCTTTAGAGGAGAAATTTATATGCTCTATTCAGAATTGGTGAAAGATCTTTGGGCACTGTTAGATAGGCAAGCTGATTTGTATATTGAAGTAATAATTGAGGAGACAGAGATCCCCCTTCTGTACTGACTCATGATAGAACAAAACTATAAAGTCGCTATTAAAAACAATGAGACTGGTGAGATCCGCATAGGGGATCAGAAAGGGATTACCTGGGGTGAGCACTCGCACTACTGGTGGACCGAAGGAAACTACGGCTGTGATTGCAACAGAGAGTGGGAGTTCCAGAGAGCTGGGGACGAGGATACCACATACAATCCTATGTGTGGGAATACTAGGTACACGGTTCTGTACGCGGAGCTTGGTGACGGTAGTAAAATTTATATTGATTAAGCAGCTAGCACACACGGAAATTATGTGCGTGCTAGCTCTCAATATCGTACCTAGCAGCGTTTATTTTTTTAGCTGTGGCAGGGTCGCCAGTTCTAAAAACTAAGTTCCTAGCAGTGGTAGGCCAGAACTTGCTCTTAGTCTCTGTCACGGTGAAGTCATCGCCAGCGAGAGCTTTGACCTTATTTAATAAGGCCTCTCTGCTGCCCGGATTTTTGGTCCAGTACTTAAGTGAGGCGCGGTAACCTAGCGCAGGAATCTTTAAATCTTTCCCAGAGTAATTCTGCCAAACACAATCGGGGTGCTTATCCCAGGTGACGTCGTAACGGTCTTTGTCTGCGTCCACTTTCACGACAGTCCCGAGATCACCAATCTTAACCGACTCTTTATTCCAGTCTTTGCCGCTATGGTCATGTGGAAGTGGGTGAACTCTATCAAGCTCTGCTTCGCTCTCTCTCCAACCAAGGTAGCGCTCGCTTTTAGGCAGTTTCCTTCGCTCTACAGCTAGCTTCTTATCAAGCTCTCGTCTCAGGTCTTGCGCCGGTTCGTCGGCAGAACAGCCCTTGGTGTGGCTACCCCAAGCCCCCTCTTTCCACCCGCATAGTGATGTGTAAGCAATCTTATCACCCACTTTAACAGGGTGACCGATCTCGGCTGCTTCCCTAACACTGAACATACAGCTTAGCTTATCTTGTATGGGGCGAGCCTTCTTATATTCCTCAGTCTCTGCATCAGCTACCTTAGTAAAACCGCTCATAAATGTCATGCCAAAAAGGATACTACAGAGAGGCAAATTAGGCCAGAAAACAGGTATAAGTATAGTAGAGGTGTTTTACACCTCTTAAATCAGCAGTTGCCGTAAAAAGGACTGCTTAACTCGCTATAAAAAGGAGCAAGTCTATGAAGACCACATTACTAAGATCCACGTCATCAGGTGTCAAAGGCACGTTTGATAATATAAACCACCATGCAAAGCTATTGCTACCTCTGGTGCAACAGCTAGAAGTCCTTATTCCAACATTGGGCTACGCTGAATGGAAGCAAGGAAACAATGTTCACGTTCTGGTTACTTATTGTGGGAGACAGATTGTTCTAAGACCACACAGAGAAGACAATATGTGTGATGTGCCAAACGATACCTACAGAGCATACATAGGGATCAGAGCTTCGATAAGACTATCAAGAGCTTTAGAAGTTCCTCTGTCTACCCTCTACTTCGACAGTAGAAACGGCATAGAGATTCTTGGGTTCACACAGATGCTTAAGCAACTAACTGCTAGGTGTGTGCCTTCACTCAACATGCCCTCTGATCAGAACTAAATTAACAAATGTTGGGCCATGGAAGGCCCATCCCCTAAGGAGTTTTTATGAAATTAAAGAGAGTGCTACACCCAGAGATTGTAATGCTTAAGCGCGGGCCTGCAGAACTCATCAGAAATAACAAGATTATGTACGATGAGGTCAGGTTTGATAACAAGTCCATGGAGGTTAAGAAAGACGGCTTCATAGTCAAGAGTGGTCTGTACGATACGCTATTTGGTAGTGGTACAACGGACAAGATGAACAAAAGTGGTGACCCGATGCTGATACGGTATCTTGCGAATATGCAGGACTGGCGCCGCGGGAACTTCAAAACATATTACGTTGGTAAAGACTTCGCCAAGACACTGTCCGTAGTTGATCTTAAGATACCGATGAACGTGTTACCTGAAAACTTCTTCGCCTATATAGCATTTGGAGAAGACGCTATCGAAGATGAGGAATTTGCTGTGGGTGGCGCTTACATCAGAATCTGCAAAGCAAAAGACATGCCTATCTACATGAACACCCCTGAGCAAGAAGGTACTGCGGTATGGATCTGCTACACCGATGCCGCGAACAACGGGATGATCGTGGATCTGTTTATCTTACTCGAGAACAAGAACTTAGATGAACTAATCGATGAGCATTGTGTCGTGAATAGAGACATGAAGTTTGATGGTAAGAACTATGTCTCCTCTACGTTCGGAGATACTACGAAGGCTATGCGGGCGCGTGTTTTTAGAACTGCTTTAAACGCTGTGATCTACATACACAGTGCAGATGCTATCTTAGACAAAACACTGCCAGAAGAAGCTTTGCCTAAACGCAAAGTAACTGAGCTCAGGGCCACCGGCTCAACCAACCTATGCACTATCCCTGTCTACCTCATCAACCAGCACTTCCACGATATCACGAGGATGTACCACGTCGATGGCACCAGGGTCAGGTCTCATCCTAGATGGCAGCCATGTGGCGAAGCACGAGCACAGGTGAAGCTGATCTGGGTTAAGGAGCATGAGCGGCGGTATACATAACGTGTCATAGAGGCTATGGAGGGCCTGGTGACGCATAGCGCGTACCCAAACTGAAAGGGGCTTAAAATCGGACAGTTGGTTACAGGTGAGATAAATCGGACGGTTGGTATGTGCGAGTATGACTCGATGCATTGGTTACAACTGACGTATTTACCAATAAAGTCAGATACATACAGCTAGTGCCAAGGTTACGACTGATTTTATAAACTAAGAAATAACAAAAGGACCATACAGAGATGAAATCAACAATACAAGACATAGTAAAGTTTGGTGACGACCCAATCAGGGTGTCTCTCACCAGTGGTGAGGTACTATATTCAGTCATCGATTTTATAGCCGCACTAACAGACACAGCGCATGCAAAACAGTACTGGACTAAACTAAAAAATAACGAACCCGTGCTTAAAAGTTTGTGTGCGCGAAAAAAGTTGGCTGGACCTGACGGCAAATATTATATGACTGAAGTAGCTACAAGAGAAGTACTACTCCGCATAGTCCAGTCCATTCCCTCCCCAAAAGCCGAGCCAATCAAGCAGTGGCTGGCCGGACTCGGTGAAGAGGAGCAGCAGCGTAGAGAAGATCCTGAGAAGGGTGTTAAGAAAGATGTTGAGAAGTTTAAACTGTTCATGCAACAGAAGGGCTACTCTAACAATCACATTGCAAAACGAATAGAATCCATAATCTATCGTAAAAGCTTCACTGATGCTCTTAAAGACTTAAACCTGCCATTCAAACCTGATTACGCTAAGATCACAACTCTAGTAAATAAGTACGTGTTCAACATGGTAGTCAGGAAACACAAGGAGTTTAAAGAGGTGGATGTAAAAGAAAACTTGCGTGAACACATGATAGGGAACGAGCTTCAGGCCATCTCTCTAGCAGAGTACGGATTGATGCAAGCGATTAAGAGAGCAGCTCCCACAACAAATGAAGACCTGATCATAGTTGTAGAAACTAACGGACAGCTCTTCAGCGATAGCGTGGTGCCGGGACTAAAAGCGTGGTTAGGAGTAGATCAACTTGCATCCCCACTAAGCGCAAAAAGAGACAAGAATCTACTAACGTAGTAAGCAAACCGCCTTAGCAGGTGGTTTGTTTTTACCTATTGGTGGGTGTTCTACCCAAGTTTCTTTTTGCCAGCTTTCCAACCTTTTTCAGATACATATAGCTCTGCATCCTTCTGTTCTGATGGACTGGTACTCGGAGGTAAATAAGTTATATATTTTTCCGGTATTTTCCTCTTTATTGTATGTATTCCTTGTTTAGCAGCTTCTTCCTCGGAGAGACCGCCTAAAAATAAGCGGCTGTCTGCGCTGTGTGCGGGGAATGTAAAAAGTCCTTTGTGTGTGATATGGTGAGAAGCTGCGGAGGGGCTTCGTTTAAGTGTTTTATCCAACAGATGTGCGTTATCTTTAGGTGTGAGGTGCTTAACTTCTATATCTCTTTTGGAACCTACGGGTTGTATCTTATATGAGAAACCTGGTTTGCTGCCGTGAGTTCCCTCTAGGTAGCGCCTAGCTTTTTCCCCACTATCTTTAAGACTGCTAGGAAGGTCTTTTCTAAGTGCATCCAGGTGCGATTTCATATCCATCTGTGCCTTGTGCTGTGGGTCTGTTTCTTTCACGGAAGCAAGCTGCTTGTACCATCCATGTTTTGTTTTAAAATAAGCGGAACGCCGTTCTGGGCTCTGAAGGCTTAGGGAGTGTACGTCCTTATTTCTCATCACTGAGATGTTTTTATGAGGTCTGGATGGTTGTATACCAAACACGTACTCTCCTACCTGTTGTCTGGCACGAGCTGGGTTTTTATGTACTGATTGTGCAACTCTTTCAGCCGTTTGTCCCCACTGAGAGGTTCCTGTAGCGTAGGTATTACCAATCGCCTTAGAAAAACCGCCCGGGTTCTTTTTTAACTCTTTCATCCACCGAGGTGCGGCAATCTTAGAAAATCCAGCTACAAAACTAGATACATACTCGTTTATCATATGTTTATTATACACTCATCAACGCTATCAGGGAAATAAGGGGGGGGGGGGGGGGGGGG